TTCAGCCGGTAGATGTTTTTGTGGGTGATGTTGTAGGAGCCGGTTGGGCCGGTACTCGGCAGGCCAACCGTCACGGAATCACCATCGGTGATATCATGCAGGTCAGAAGTCAGAGACGGCGGACCCTCTTCCCCGTAGGCCGACACGTAGGTGTAGATGTAGGCCCGCGACTGGATGTTGTTGGCGTTGCTCGGGTCGCCGTGCGTGATGGTGGCAACCGCTGCCGGGGCCGGAATCCCCAGGACATAGTAATTGTTCGGGTAATCTGTCTCGCCGCCGCTGGTGGCGATGGCATTGGTGGTCATGCGCGGCTGTGCTTCGCCGGTCCAGTAGACGCGCTCATAGGCGTCATTGGCCAGCGGCGAGGCGACGACATTCACGTCTTCCAACCAATGGAACCAGTAGAGTTCCTTGTAGCGCCAGATGGTTTTGATCGTACCGACTTTGGTCGGGGTCCACGCGAATGAAGGAGCTTTCAGCGGGCGCAGCTCCCCGGATGTCATGACGCAGTTTTTCGCCGTCTTCGCGGCATTGTCCGGCAGCAGGTGCGTGGCATATTTCGGTGCGATGCCGGCGAACGGCCCTCCCTTGATCATTCCTTTGCCTCCGGCTGGCGCGGTTGGGACGGGCGCGGCAATTTCATCGGCTTGTCCATGATGCCCATGGAGGCCCGGAAAGTATTCCAATGGAAGGCGGCCAGGTTGCTTGCCGTGGGTGAATCAGACTCACGGATCAGCGCCCGGTAGAGCACATAGTCCAGCACGGCGCTGGTATAGGAATCGTCCAAGCTGATGACCGTGGTATCAGCGCCGGCAGGGTCAAGGGCAGATTCGGTCAGCGCATGCTGGGCCGGGGTGCTGGCATACATGATTTCAAGCTGCGCGCCGGTAGCGGCCGGCGGGTAGACATCAAATTCAGTTTGCACCCTGCCGTCCGGCATCCAGTGCCGAATGCTGATTGATGCCGTTGCAGCCCGCCAGTCCGGGACCATCTGATCCATGACCGCACCATCAACGACGGTGACCGGCCGCTTGTTGGAGGTCGCGGCCACGTTGCGCTTGACATCCAGCACCGCCATGGCGGCAGGCAGGTTGATGGAACCGGTATCGGTCAGATCCTGGTGGGCGCCCGTGGCCAGGGATACGCTGGCAAGCTGCGCATTGGCCTCGATGTCGATGTCTACAATTTCTCGGTAGGCATCGTTGATCCAGTCTTGCAGCTCCAGCCGCTTCCAGCGCACGGCGCTATCGTCGCTCAGGATCTTTTCCGCCCGGCGGATGATGTCGATTACCTTGATCGTGGCAGCCATGGTTCCTCCCTTAAATCGGTGATGGCGATGTGGTCAGCGCCGGCAGCACATGATGCAGGTGCAGATCGCGCTTGGCGTCGTTGATGCCTGCGTCAAACTTTTTGGAGTGCAAATTGAACATTTCGCCGCTTGACCATGGTTTGCCAGGCATAGAGCACAGCATGGAGACGGCCCCTGAGATAATCGGCGTCAGCCAGTCATCCACCAGGGCATCCGGAAGGTCCGTGGCGGCATCATCAGGCTCGTAGGCCACGGTGGCCACAAACGACATGGCCGTGTCCGGCAGGGCAATGGTGGTGATGGTGCCTTTCGGCATTTCGATGAAATAGCGGGGGATGCCTGTTTCCGTGCGCCAGTCATCAGCGGTGAACTCGGCATCCCTGATATTGATGGCGTCAAGCCCTGGTGATTCGCCGTTGACCACCACGGACAGCACCTTATTTACCTTGGCACCGGCTTCCGGCGTAATGGCATACGGGAAATCCGTGGACTCCAGGTCAACCGCCGTCATTACAGCGGTCCACACCTTGGATCTGCGGCAGAACTCGATGGCGGCCAGGAGAAGATACTCCTCCGCTACCGGCTGCGGGCAACCCGGAGCACTCACCAGCACCCTTTTCACGATGTCGGCGATATCGGTTGCCATGGTTACCGGCCTCGCTCATTAATCAGGCTGACGATCCTGTGGCGCATCGTCTCTTCTTTCAGGGAGTGATGCAGCTTTACTCCATAGTGATGTTGGGCGAAGCTCATCAGCTCGTCACGGGTCATGTTGTCCAGGGGCGGCAGCGGGATGGACGGCAGCGGCGCAACCTCTTCCGGCTGGGCAAGCACGAATGTGTCGTCTTCAACCGCTTCCACAACTGTCGGAGCAACCTCTTCCGGCTCAATGCCAGCGGCGGCGGGGACGATGTGCGCCACAGGTAAGGTGATGGCGTAGACATCCGTGTGCTTGGCCATCTTCTGGGCGATGGGCTCCTGGATATGGTGTGTCTGGCCAGGCAGCCAGGTTAAATTTGTGCCATACAGGTGATCAAGGTGAGATTTCTTCTTGCCGACATACTGCACACCGACTAAAGCCATTTTGTTTCCTCCTGATAATCACCCGGGTGATTATCGAAACACCCGGGTGATCGTTTTAAATTGAGCTTCAAGCTTTATTTGATACCGACGTACTCGCCTTCCACTTTCCCTTCCACGGATACCGTGGCGGCCAGGCCGGTTGCGGCATCCACAGCAGTGAGCGTCAGCCACGAATCTTTTGCAACCAGCACGGGCGGGAAAATCTCGTAGGTGGTGGTAGCCGCAGCCCGGCGGGTGGTGGCGCCGGTCGCGCAAAACGCGTCAGCATCATCTCCGGTGGAACCGTCGATGTGTTCGTAGCCGATCATGTCGGTCAGGGTGGTGCCGGAATCCAGGTCGCCGTTTTTGATGACAACGCGGTCAACCTTGGTTCCGCCGGGGATCTTGCAACAGCGCACCGTGTCAGCGGCGGCAAGAAGCGCCGTAACGCTTGCAATCCCGTAGAATACGCTTCTGTTTGCCTTGCTGGACAAAGAATCCAGCCTGTTGGTCATTGCATAAGTAGTCATGTCTTCTCCTTATTGAAGATCCGGGCCGTTGCCGACCCGGTTATTTGGTGATGGAATCAAAAAAAATTACAGCTTGACGGCAGAGTCGATGGCAAACACGCCGTTGTCGGTCGGCTCGCTGTTTCCGGCGCCGTCGTCAAAGTTGAACCGCAGCTTGGCCATGCCGCCCATGGACTCGCCGGCTACTTCAAGATTGCGCTCGAAGTTGTAGAGCCGCTCCAGCCAGTTGAAGCCGGTGCCGCTCTGCTGGTTTTTGCCGAAGGCGTAACCAAGGGCCTGCGCACCGAGCAGCAGCGCCCGCTCAACGCCATAACCGGAGGTCAGTGAGGCATTAACGGTCTGCGCTGTCTCGGTTGCGGTGTACCGGTCTGCAACCAGCACAACATTCGTGCTGCTGGACGGCAGGAACCTGACCACGAATTTCGGCAGCTTTTTAACCAGGATGCCGTCCCACATGATGGTTTCCCCGGAAAACAGCGGGTGTTTGGTGCCGGCGCTCTTGCGAGACCAGGCATTCTGCATGGCGGTCTGGTATGCGGAGCTGGTCTTGATCTGCGCCCACTGCCTTTCGGTGAGGTACAGCACGCCGATAATGGGGTCATCGTCTGCGGCCGGGTCATCGTTGAGCCGGACATGCTGGAGAGCCATGTTGTGGTCCGACAGGATGGTGGACAGCGTGTTGACATGGGCCAGGGTCCACACATCGGTGGAATCGATGGACCCGAGCTGCAGACCGCCCTCAACAAAGCTGGTACTGTCGATGACCAGATGGCGGTTATAGGTCGGGGCCTTGACCGTGTTGACCATGATGCTGGAAAAATCCGCATCGGTGGACAGCGGCAGCACCCAGTCCTTGCCGGTCTGCACGCCACGCGCGCCGGCCAGGTGGACAATGGCCCGCTGCGTGTCCAGCCGCGGGAAATACCCGAGCAGCTGGGACATGGCGATACCGCGCAACTGATGTACAGTGCGCTGCTGGCTCATCTTGCCGCCAGCATCAACGCCGAACGTGCTGTTGTTGATACTGATGTCCTGGCTGGAGCTGGACAGCGCAACGCCTTTGCCCTCAGCATTGGCATCGCCCATGATCGGCTTGCCGCTGACGGTATCGAAACAGTCCACGCTGACGGTGTCGCCGGCGGACTTAGCCAGGTCGGTGACGCGGACAATGGGCATGTCCGGGACGGTCTGGCCTTTCAGTTTGGCTTCGGCATCAGACTGCTTCGGGGCCGCGCCGGTTAATTTTTTCATGAAGGTCGGTGCGTTCACCACTTTGGCGAACAGCGCCGCGCCGTATACTTTCCTTGCCAACGCCGATCCGGCGGGAATACTGGTTTCAGCCATTTTTGTCTCCTTTTGAGCAAAAAAAAAGCCCGGTCTTGTGCAACAACTTCATCGCTGAGTTGTTGAAACAAAACCGGGCTCAAAATAGTCCCCGATTCTCGGGGATTCTGTAGCAATCCGTTATGTGTTTACTGCGGGTACTTCTGTACTTCTTTTACATCGCCAGTGAGTTCAGAACCTTATCAATTTGGCTTGGGTCATTGAGGAACCTGTTGGTCAGTGCCTCTCCGGACAACTGCGCTACCTGCTCGATGCCTTCCTTGTTGGGGGCTTCTCCACCGGGAAGGTCTGACAGGGTGTGGAACGGTGCGCCCTGCTGCTGCTGTACTGTCTCGACATCAGCCGCTTTGCTTGGCTGCTGTTTCGCCCCGCCGTGCTTGACCATCACCACGGCATGGGCGGTGTCCAGAAACCACTGATGTTCCTTGCCGTTGTTGGCCGGGTCGCTGCCGAGCGCCTTGACCATCGTGTCCAACTCATTGAAGAGCTGCGGGTCGGCCCGGTAGTCAAAACCGTCATGCTGGTTGGCCAAAAATCCTTTGACCGTGTCTTTCCATGAGGAGAACGCTGTCTCGGTAACCATCTGCTGCGAGACCTGCACTTTGATCTCTTCGCGGATCAGGGCCTCTTTCCTGGTGTTCAGCTCATTCAGCTGGCTCTGGTACTCTTCCCAGTCAATATCGCCAGCCTCGAACTTCGCTCCCAGCTCCTGCAGGCCGTTGGTTACGTCGGCAACCTGTATGGCATGGTTTTCCGGCAATGTTACGGCTGCGGCAGTATCGACAGTACCTTTCTTGGACTGTGCCAGCTCTTGCTTTACTCTGGCCAGCTCTTCGCGGGTTTCCTTGAGGACGGCATACGGAATCGTGCCTTTGCCGCTTTTCATCGCTACGGCTTCGGCATCCTCATCGCCTGCTTTTGCTCCATCACCGCCTTCGGCGCCGGCCGCTGCGCCATCATCTACGGCCTGCTGTTTTTCTTCGGCGGCTGCATCGGCAGCACCGGCGTCAGCTGCCGTTTTATCGGCCTGCTGTGCTCCGGCCTCTGCCTTGAGAGCCATTTCCTCAATCTGTTCGATTGTCGCATCTGCCAACACTTCCATGTTATCCATGTTATCCATACCGCTTTCCCCTTTGCTCTTCGCGCCGAGCAGGCGAAGCGCCCTATGTGGGCGAGTTTATTATTGCAAGTCCTGTACGTCAGGACCGGACGAACTGTTTAAAACCCCATCATTTTCCATGGTCTCAATCCCAGCCTGCGCGGCGCGAAGAGCAA